GCTGCGTTCGATATGGAACAAGTCAAGTTTGGTGACGAACCGCGCGTACAGCAGCAGGTCGTTCCATTGAGCGCGGCGGGTAAGATCCCAGCATCCCCAGCACCGGGTGCGCCACCGCCAGCAGAGGCAGCGGGTGTAATTCATCCACCGCAGCCTAGTGAACCCAAAGGCATAACCGATGCTGACAGATCCAAACTCACTTCCCTCTTTAGATCAGCGCATGACCGCCACCTCTCCATTTGAATTGTTGGCGGCAGAATTAGGTGCGGTTGCGGGACGTGTCGAGCGCGAGGCAGCGTTCAGGATTGCCGCACTCGCTGCGGATATCGAACGACGTTTTGCAGAAAAAGAATTGCAACTTGAACGTCTGCAGAAATTACTTGAAGGTGCAGTTGCTGGCAGGATTGTTCAATGGGACCAAATTATAACCGATAAGGTTGCGTCGTTACAAAACGGTAAAGATGGCCGCGACGGTAAAGACGGCGTGGATGGCAAAGATGGTTTACAAGGATTGGCTGGCGTTGCCGGTGAACAGGGGTTGCAAGGGTTGCCGGGAGCGCAGGGAGAAACTGGCGCGGTTGGTGCAACAGGCAAAGACGGCGTTGACGGCACGCGAGGCGAACGCGGTGAACGCGGTGAACAAGGCGCGCAAGGTCAACCGGGCAAGTTACCCAAAGTAAAACAATGGGTCGAAGGTTCGGTTCAATACGAAGGTGAAGTGGTTGCGCATGGCGGTGGACTTTATCAGGCGTTGAAGGACACTGGCAAAATCCCGGGAACGAATGATTGGATTTGCTTGGCGGCACCGGGCATGAACGGTAAAGATGGTCGTCATGGTGCAGATGGTATCTCCATGAACATTCGGGAGACGTTCGATCCTAACGCAACATATGAAGAACTGGACGTTGTGACGCTCGATAGCAAATGGTTTGTTGCTAAGCATAATCATCCTGGTCCGTGTCCTGGACCCGGTTGGAAATCTGGTCCTGGAATTGGCAAGACTGGCAAGCCGGGACCACAAGGCGAACGTGGATTAAAAGGCGATCGCGGGGACACGATCGAAATTGTAACGTGGGAGATTAATCGCGAGACGTATGAGGTTGCGCCGATTATGTCTGACGGTGAACGCGGTCCGGTTATCTCATTACGTAATCTGTTCGAGCAGTTTCAAGAGGAGACTGCGTAATGCACTCTAGCGTCGTCGTTACAAAGCCAGCTCCAGATAAGGCGCTCATTACGCTTTACGAAGCCAAGGTCGCATTGAAGATCGCGCCGTCGAGTACTGATAGCGACGAGTTGTTGAAGTTCATAATTCTGCGATCGTCCGATGAGGTGCAGACGTTATGCAGCCGGGTGTTTCCCAAGGAAGCGGTGATCGAAACTTTCCGCGAGATTGAACAACCGATCACCCGGCTTTATCTTTCGCGGTACCCGGTGCAGCTTGACGACATTGAATCGATCGCGGTTGACGGTAATGTTTCAGAATTTGATATCGATCCGGAGTCCGGTAAACTTTCTTTGTTCGGTGGTGCGCAATGGCCGGAGTCGGTGGTAGCAACTTACGCAGGTGGTTACGCGATCCCGCAAGAGGTGCCGCCAGCGATCAAACAAGCGGTGTTGTTGTTCACGCGCGACTCGTATTATTCTAGTCAACGTGGGGACGCTTCGGTACGGCAAATCTCGCACAAGGAAAGTCGCATTTCATATTTCGATCCATCGAAGATGGGAGGATCGTCGTCGAGCTCTAGCGGGGGTGGCGGGTCGCCAGCCGAGAACGCTGCGCGGAATTTGTTGCAACGGTATACGAGGCTGACAGCCTAATCATGGCAGCAGGTTTTGGCACCGGCCAGATCGCAAAGATGGTTGCGGCTTTGGTGACGGGTGGCGGACTTGAGAAAGCGGTGATGGATAAACTCGTCAATATGGGTGGCGAGTTTCTTCTGCAACAAATAAGTTTCGGTCCACTTAGTCTGGGTGGCGCGGCAAATATCTTGATGCCGAAGACGCTTAATCTTTCTGACTTGCTACCGAAGCCGTTGGCGATAAGCGATTTGATGCCGAGGGAATTGCGTGTCGATAGTAATTTCTTAAGCGGCTTGCGGAAAGAATTCTTAGGTAAAAAGCAGCGCGGCAACTGGCGCGCTAAGACTGCGTGGGGTCGCAGCAATTGGGCAACGTCGCGCAATGATTGGTTGGATAATCATTGGCGGCATGATTGGCGATCGCAACCGCGCGACGTTGTGGGCAAGTGGGTACCGGGTCGCTTGCCATACATCGCAACGCAGTTGCAGATGAAAGGCAAGACCACTGGTCGCAGGACGTTACGCCGTCGTAGGTTACGGAGGCAAGCGCGGTTGCGGGGACGTAAAGCAGCCAAACGTATGTTCAGGAATAAATAACATGGTCGTCAATTTCTCTGAACAAGTTTATGCCCAGAACCAGGATACGTATGGTCGTCCTGTTACGTTTACGCCAAAGGCAAGCCAGTCGTCTGGCCAACCTTACGTCGCGCGTGGTATCCTGGACATTGAAGCGATGGAGGTGGCAGCGCTGGACGGTTCGATCATTTCTGAAACGCGTGTGATCCTGGATATTCGTGAAGCGGAATTTACGACGCTGCCGCTGCAAGGTGACTTGGTCGATATCCCGACTGCCGGAGGCTTGCCCGCTGAAGGGCAATTCGAGGTGATCGATACGCAGCCAAATGGCGGTGGCGAAACGACGTTAACGTTACGACATATCGTGCAGAGCAAGCCATGACCGCAAGTAGTTATGCCATGATCGTGCGTGATGAAATGCTGGCACGTTTAAAGACGATGCCGTTTTTCTCGACGTTCAAATTTGGTACCAACAAGGCTGAACAAATTCAACCGGAGCTAGTGCCGTTTCTCGGGGTTTATTTTATTAGTGAAGATCTATTGCCAGAAGGTGACTCGAACGCAGGTGAGCCGCGCTTTCATTCGTCTGCACTCTATGGATTTTCAATCGTTGTGCAGAACAACGATGCAGCTGCAGCCGAGCTGACGTTAGATCAAGGTTGGACGCTGGTCATGGATCGGTTGTTTACTGATCCGAGTTTATACTTAAATCCTAAGGCCAAGATCCAGGGTTATACGCGCGGCAATCGCACGCACCAATTTGGTTCAGCGGGTGCAGATAACGCGATCCCGGTTGCGGAAAGCCGGTTTACATTATTGTGCGATCTTGGTGTGATAGACTTCCCGCCGGTTGTGGATAACGTGTTGAGCCACGTGCACTTCACAACGAATTATCCAGATCCAAAGAATAACGATACGACACAAGTTCAACAGGTTGTTGCTGATTGGTTGCTGCCTACAGAAAAGGAGAAAGATGATGCAAGTGTTTCCAAAAAATGATGACGTGCGACGCGTGCTAGCGCATCCAATCGCTGGCAAGTTTCGTGCGGAAGGTCCGGCAGAATGGCCAGACGATACGTTTACGAGTCGTCGTATCAAGGATGGAGATATCTATCCTGAAGGTGGTGGTGACCCGATGAAAGAAGGTCACAGCGAAAAACATGAGAAGCCAAAGTTCGCCCGTAAGGCTGAGTAAAGTTCGTCAACCCAAAGGAGAGGCATGATGCCTATCTCGTTTAGTAATATCCCAGCCAATTGGCGGATGCCTTTGTACTGGGTCGAGTTAGATCCTTCGATGGCTGGCTTAGGACAAACACCTGGACGGTCATTGTTGGTTGGATCGATGCTGTCAACAGGTACGGTGCCGCCAGATGTTCCGATCGCGGTGCCGTCGCAAGCGGATGCAGATAGTTTCTTCGGTCAAGGCTCGATGCTGGCGAATATGTTCAGAGCATTCTTCGCTAACAATTGGGCGAACGAAGTATGGGGATTGCCGGTAGCTGATCCGACTGGCGCTCCTGCAGTTGGTACTATCACTGTGTCATCTTCGCCAACGCAAGCAGGAACGCTTGCACTATATATCGCTGGTCAAAGTGTGCCGGTCTATGTTGGCGCAACAGATACGACTGCGATCGTGGCGACGGCTATTGAAACTGCGATTAATTCTAATCCAAATTTGCCGGTAGTTGCTACGGTAGCGACAAATATTGTTACCGTGACAGCTAAGTTTAAAGGCACGCTTGGTAACGAAGTCCAGATGTCGGACAGCTACTACGGAACGATTGGTGGTGAACAATTGCCGATTGGGCTGAAACTTACGTATACGCCGCTGACGGGCGGTACCGGCGTGCCAGTGTTTACGAATGCCATCAGTGCACTTGGTGAAACGGAAATCGACTACGTTTGTATGCCGTATACGGACTCGACTTCTATGCTGGCTTGGGAAACCGAATTTGGATTTTCCGATACCGGTCGCTGGGGATGGATGCGTCAGCATTATGGACATTTGTTTAATTGCAAGCGGGATACGTACACTAACCTGCTGCTGTTCGGTGAGACCCGCAATAGTGCGCAAATGTCGATAATGGCAATTGAGCCGAGTGCACCGACACCGAGTTATGAATGGGCAGCGGCGTATACGGCTAAGGCCGCGCGTGCATTGATCAACGATCCAGCACGACCACTACAGACCTTGTCGTTGGCAAGTTGTTTGCCAGCGCCATTCCATACCCGGTTCATTATGTCGGAGCTTAATGCGTTTGCGTATGCAGGTCTTGCAACGCAGCGTACGGCAGTGGATGTGCCGATGATCATGCGGGAGAACACGACGTACCAGAAAAATTTGTACGGCAACTCGGATGATGCGTATGAATTGGTAACGACGTTGGCAACCCTTGCCGCGCTATTGCGTAATCAACGGCACGCTATCACGAGTAAATTCCCAAGACACAAACTCGCAGATGATGGTACACGTTTTGGTCCTGGACAATCGATCGTCACTCCGAAAATCATCAAGGCGGAATTAGTGGCGCAGTACCGCATTGATGAATTCAATGGTCTGGTTGAGAATGGTCAGGCGTTCAAAACTAACTTGATCGTTGAACGCGATCCTAACGATCCAAATCGTGTTAACGTTTTGTATCCACCAGATCTTGTGAACCAGCTTAGGGTGTTTGCGGTCCTTGCACAGTTCAGATTGCAATACGATCGCGGGGTGGATACAGTCGTTGCGGCTTAATAGTGACCGACTACCAGCAGGTCGTTGTACTTATCCTGCTGGTAGTCGTTGGCTTTCTGATTGGGTTTTTATTTCCTAGGCCATAGAAAGGAAGATCACATGGCTCAACGAATAGCAGGAATTGCCTATCTCAAAGTGGATGGCAATCAGTATCCACTGCGTGGTAACTTTACGATTACTCCGTCAGTGATCGAGCGCGCGGGTCTCGCTGGCCAGGATTATATCCATGGCTACTCGGAGCTGCCGCGCGTGCCTTCGATTGAAGGAGACGTGTCAACGGTTCCAGGTTTGTCGATTGAAGCCTTCGAGGCGCAAGTCAACGTCACGATCACGGCAGAGCTCGCCAACAATGCAACGTATGTGCTGAGAGAAGGCTGGTGCGTTTCAGCACTTGCGATCAATGCCCGCGATGGCCTCGTTCGGGTCAAGTGGGAAGGCATCAGCTGCGATGAGATCCAATAAATGGTAGACGAGACAGAACCACAAGCACCCAAGACGGACGAGCCAAAGAAAGTCAATGGGGCAGAAGTTACAACTACAGATCTTATAATACCGCTGCGGAAGAAAGTTATTGCGCACGGTGAAGAGGTTCAGGAATTACGCTTTCGTGAACCTACCGCTGGAGACATCGAGATCTGTGGTACGCCAGTCATGATTGATTTCTTGACGGGCGAAATGCCGAAGATGACTTTTGAGACTAGGGCAATGTTTGCCATGATGTCTCGGCTTGCTGGGGTGCCACCTTCTACAATCAAGGCCATGCATCCAAAAGATTGGGGGTACGCAGCCTTGGCACTGGCGCACCGTTTTTTTATTCCAGAGATGTAGAGGGTAACTTTATCCTGGACTGTTATCGGTTGGCGAAATATTACGGGCGTAATCCGCGCGAGTTTCTTGATATGCCGTTTTCGGAAGTAGCCAAGCATATCAAGTGGACAACTAAGTTGGAAGAAATATTAAGGCCGGTGGACGACGATGCCTGACATGGATTTTGATTCCGATGCCATGCTGGCTTTCTTCGGCCAGATGGGAAAGGAGATAGATAACTTTAAGACCAAGATTGTCAGCCTTAATGAAGCTGGCAATGCGATGAAGAAAATGACTGACCATACTGAAAAGTTTGGTCAGACAATTCAACGTCACACGCAAGGTGCATTGCGTGGAATGGAGTCAGGCATATCCGGGCTCATTGGCTCGGCTGGAGGTGTTGCTAAGCTTGCGCTTGTGATTGGTGGTGTTGGCAAGGCGCTCGATCACTTTGCGGTTAGCGCATTACATACTAGAAACTTTGCGATTAATACCGGCTTTTCTACCGATGGTTTGAAGAAAATGCGCGTGCAGCTTTCTGCTGCTGGTATCGATGCAAACGAAGCGGCGCAGGGGATCGGGAGTATCGGAGCTAAGTTACAGGACGTTCTTGCCTTGCAAGAAACGTCTTCATTTTATAAGGCGCTGCAAGCT